TGCATATCCAACCATTTATGAACACGCTCAGTTAGTTCAACGTCAGCAATACAGTACTCAACCATCTCGTCAGTCAGTCCACCGTCGTAGTCTGTGAAGTCAAGCTTCCCTGTTCCTCCAAGGATGGTTCCCCAATTACGCAGTGAATGTCCACCTTCTTGGCTGGGGTTGTAAAGTCTGGAGAGGTAGAGAGTATCCACAACAAGATGCCTAGGGATATGTACGTTCCAAACACGATCAATAACACCCACATCGAATCCAATGAGGTTATGTCCAACGATTTTGTCTGCATTATTCAACACCTTCTGCAATGTGTCTGGTGAGGTGTGGACTTGTATATCGTTCTTCACCTTGGTAACTGCACACCAGATCGTTGAGTGATCCAAAGTGGTTTCTATATCCAAATAACAGGTAGTCATGGTAAGTCTCGTTAAGTTCGTTACGTTCAGCGTCGTGGTTAAACTTCTGATAAGTCTCCATCAACTGTTCCTGTTCCAATATCCAACTCCCAATCTTGCTCATGGTATAACATCTCCTCTAGGTCTGCGAGTGTACGTAAATCTTCTCTGTCTATCACAGCAACATCATAAAGACTAACAGCAGAGCAGTTGTTGCACAAGTCTACAAACTCTCTACTAGCAGCATACCGTCTTGTAGCTTCGTAGTCTGTTAGCTCTACGTCACACGCTATACATCTCACAACATCAAATCCTCTAACTGATTTATTCTAAGGTTGTAGCAGTTAGCTCGAACAATGAATCCATTATCACCGTCCTGTTCCCCCTTCTTCAAGAACCTAGCATCCTCAAAATACTTGTCTTTGTTAAGCCATCCAAGAACATACAGATCACCTTGTCGTATATAACGAGTAAACAAATACTTATCACACTGCTGGTGTAGTGATGTTTCTGCAATGCTGCAATCGTAATAATCCTTTGGTGGAACCGTTGTCTCTTTTGTCTTAACATCAATGGTGATACCATTCCATGTCAAGTCATAGTCCTTGCAAGGTGTGCGTTCACAGCCTAAGTAATCAGCCAGCATAATCTCTGCCAAGAAACCGACAGCGTTGCCTGCTCCTCTGCGTATACTGTTACGTATTGCTCCCATCTCAGCAGACTCAGCTAGTGCTTTCTCTTTCTGTTCGTTGGTGGGTGTAAGAGTAATCATTCATCCTCCGATTCAGCTAAAACTATACGAACATCTTTATACATATAAGGATCAATACCTATGCTAGCGGCTTCACATCTGCGGTAACTCCCTCTAAAAATAATCTGAGGTATAAAAACACCGTCACATGCATACATATCACCAACTAAAATATATTCAGGGTTACTCATAACGGTTTCTCCTCGCGCTCATCACGTTGTGTCAGTCGTCCAGTAGCTTCATTGTAGAATACCTCACACGCCTTGCCTGTCTTGCCAGTGTATCGGTTCTTCAGCACACGCAGCACGGTCGTGTTTCTGACAATGGCGTCGTCACTCTGACTGTTACGCTCAGCACCGATGACCGCATCAGACAGCTGTGCAATCGACGCAGAGCCACGTAACATACCAAGGCTAGTGACAGCACCGTCCTCCAATTGCTTCCCCTCAGGGCGTCGTAGGTGGCTTACAAGGAACATACAAATCCCCATCTCCTGTACGAACGTCCGCAGCTTAGTCATGATCATGTCCAAGGCACGTCGCTCATCACCGTTGCTCTGGTCAGACACCAAGATAGACACGTGATCCAGTACGATATAACGTACACCTAGTACCTTAACAAAGTATCTCATCCTGCCCAGTACGTTTTCTATCTCGTTACTACCGAAGTGTTCCCAGAGATACACACGATTCTCATAGTCCATCGTATCGTACACTAGATCAATATCGCTGTCGTCATACTCGCAATCAGGTAAGTGGATAGGCTTGTTCAGTTCAAGACCTACCAGTCCACGCATGGTGCGCTCAGGTGTCTCTTCAAGGAACATCAACCCAAGGTTATCTTCAGACTGTGCCATGATGGAACTGACTATCTCACGTAGAAGAGTAGACTTACCCAGTCCAGAGCCTGCACAAATAGTAACCAGTTCAGACGTGCGTATACCGTACAGGTGTTTGTTCAGTCCATCGAACGGGTACTGTACCTTCGCCTTGGTGAGTGGCTTCTTGATCAGATCGCGTAGCTCACCAGCACCAACGATACCTTCAGGTGTGTAAGGCTGAGCAGACCAGAACGCTTTGGTGTATAGCTCTGACTGATTGTTAACAAGGTAATCACACGCATCCTTGTAGCCGTTGACGTGCTTAACAATCCTTGCCTTGTTACCGAACAGATCAGCACACTCCTTTGCTGCCTTCTGTCCCGGCTCATCAGCATCGAAACAAATAACAATGTTCTCGAAGCTGTTCAGCCAATCATAAAAAAGGCGACAGTCCTTTGCCGCCGACGTTGCACCGTTACGGACACTGACAACGGGATACTTACTACCTGTCATTTGATGAGCCGCTAACGCATCATACTCACCTTCAACGATAGTCACATACTTACCACCTTCAGGAAACAAATGTTGACCATACAAGCCAGCCTGTTTCCAATCACCAATGATACTGAACCGTTTGTCTGGGTTACGTACCTTGGCGGCGATGGGCTTTGTTGGATCTTCAGGGTTGTAATAACCAAACGTTGTGATGTCACCCTGCTTTAATGCTGCGTACTTCTTCGCCGTCGTTCCTGTAATGAGACGGTCAGTTATAGATCTATACTCCGCTGTGATTAAACGGTGTTCTGTCTGGCTAAACGATGGCTTTGGTGCATCGCTGATAGATCCTAGCTCTCGCACGTTGTCTCTGCTGGCGGCTTTGGTGTACTTGCTACAGTTAAAACAATAACTAGAGCCGTCCTCGTTGTACGATAACGCATCACTGCTACCGCAATCTGAACAAGGCTGGTGTGTTTCAGTGAAGGCCATTACGTCCTGCTCCCATGTCGTTGTACAGTTCATCAATCTCACCGTCGTCCATTGACTCGAACAGATCGGTAAAGAACCCACCTACGATGTTCAACGCTTCCGTTATGGTTAACAAGTCCAACTGCCGTTCAACAAGTTCCGTTATCTTCTGCTCTTTAGAGATCCTCATAGGATAAATACCTTATAAGATAATAAATTTAAGATAAACTTATATGCTTTCTGCATAGAGTCTAACATCACTCTTCTTCATCACGCAAGCGTTTATATTCTTCGATGTCATCCTGTTCAAACTCTTCAGCGTAGTTACCCTTCGCTTCCCAGTAGTCCTGATAATCATCAGCCCAGACTTCCCAGCTTTCTCTACTGTTCATAAATTACCTCCGTTGTGTGCTTGACAATTCGATAACGCTTACCATTGCCACGTTTAGAATATACGTAGTCCTTTGCTTGATCAATACAATCTATCGACCACACCTGCGACCATACATCGTCGTATAGCTCTACTGTATACATAACATCCATTCCAATCATGCCTTTCTCCTAGATCATGTTAACATATTCATCATTGATAACTGTTTGCACGTGTATATAACCTTCAGGCCAGTACGTATACGACTCTTTGAGTGCCTTCGCTGCTCGATGTACTGCTGCCTCAAAGTGTTCAAACATTCCTAGCTCTTCTTTGTAGTACCAGAACGGTATGCGTAGCACTGGCTCCGCTGGTCCGTTGTATTCGTAGTACACGATTATCTCTGCGTCGTTACCAACGGGTCCATCGTTGCCAAACATCTTTGTGTGGTTGTTCTCTGGTTGTTTCATGCTTCCATCTCCATTCGTCCAGATACTTCTATGCGTAACCATCCAAGCCAAACAATATACGAAAACATACTGAAATCATCTGGCGGTGCATACATGGTTGAGACTTTAAATCGTTTTGTCAAGTACAAATCGACAGTATACCTACCAAACTCGATAATAATTCCATCGCTACCGAAGTTTGTTTCGCATCCATAATACTTTTTAGCTGTTGTGATTCTCATTCGTCGTCCTCCAAAATAAAACCGTCATCAATTTCTATAGCGAGGTTATGTACCTTTAGAAACTCGTCCCAGTCTGCAAAGTTATCAAACAATTCCTCCGCATGTTCCCTATTCTCTGCTTTTACACGTACCTCATAAATTTTTGTCATAACTATTTGATATGTTTTCATCTTAAAAGTCTCCCTTGCTTTTCTAAGTCTCTGCGTAGTGCCTTGCGTCGTGCCTTGCGCTGTCGCTTGCGTCTCGCTCGTGGATCTGTCCAGTTCTCATAAGCCCAGCAAAGGCCAGCCCAGACTGGCACAAAGCTAAACAAAATTGCAATGTCAAGTAATGTTGGGTTCATAGTTCATCCTTTAAAATTTTAACCGCTGTTTGTAGGTATTCCCTGTCTAGCA